TGCCGTTGTGTTAATCCTGTCCCCGAAACATACATAACAGGTTCTTTTGGTGCATTTATCCAATTATTTATCCAATTCTTTATAGTAGTAGCGATGGGATTTATTTTTTGCTCTTGGACTAATTCAAATTCATTAGGTTGCAAAGGCTCTTCCTTAACCAATTCAAATTGATTTTCTTCTAATGGCTCTGTTTTTATAAGTTCAAATTCGCTCATTTTATTCTATAAATAAATTTTTTGCCTTTTTCTTTATCATATAAAATAAACTCTATCCCTTTAGGTAAATTCGCTTTTTTGGCTTCTTCCAAAGAATAAAAAATAGGCTTTTCTTCTTTTTTTCCTTCTTTCTCCCAAAATGCTAATCCAGTAGCAGAAACTTCATATTCTTTGTTAGATGGTTGAGGAGTAAAATTGCTTATATCATCTTTTAATTTAGTATTTATTAAATCCATTACAACTGCTTGCGGGTCTTCGCCTACATTTATTCTTGATAAATATCTTTCTAATAAGTCTGTCTTCAATTTATTTACCTGCTCTTTTAATGCTTTTTTCCTTTCTTCTTCAGGAAAAGGAATTAGAAATTTAAATAATTCTCTTAACCATAATTTTTTGCTTGCCTGTTTTTCTATGCTTTCATTAGAAATTTGTTGATTAAATAAGGTTAAAATTTGCGCCTGCTTTTCTGTAATCTCACCTCTATCCAAAGCCTCTTTAATATGCTGATTTATTTCATCGGGAGTTGCATCATTAAATATATTTTTCGCTATTTCAAATAATTTTATGCTCCCTTCTTTTTCTACTTCCTCTATTTTCTTATCTCTATTTATAATCCTATTAACTTGCTCTTTAAATTTTTGTCTATCCTCTGGCGTTAAATCTAATCCTAAAAGTAATTCACTATCCTTTTTATCTAATTCTTCCAACATTCTCTCTGCCCCATATTTTTCTACCCTTGCAAAAAAATCATTTGTTTTAAAATCCTCTAAAATCTGTCTATATTTTGATAAAGCATTCTCATCGGTTCTAAATCCTCTAAAAACATCTTCTTTAAGACGATTTAAAATATCATTTTTAATCATTGCTTTTTCTTCTTCGGTTGCATTAGGATAGCGTTGTATTTGTGCCTTAAAATACTCTTCATCTGCAACTTCTTTCTTAAATGCCTGTTGTTTCCATAAATGAGATTGAATTTTTGTCTGTAATGTTGAAACAAAAGAAGCAAAATCCCGCTCAAAATTAAGTTGTTCCTCTGGAGATGTGATTTTTGATAATAATTCTGATTTTTTCTTATTTATTTCCTGCGTTATTTTATTTGGCACATTATCTATATCTGGGTCATTTATTGCTCTCTGGTATAAGTCATTTCCCCAGTTGATTAAGTTAACTTCTGCCTCTCTGCGTTGCCTTAAATCCTGAAGTTCTTGGAGTTTATTAGCAAATTTTTCTAAAACTTCTCCGCTTTCCTGTAAAATTCTACCTGTTGAACCAGCAAATTTAGGATTAGTCTCTACTGCTGGTATCTCGGTAGATAATTTTTCTTCTCTTTCGTAAGTTGGTATTTGTGCCATATCTTATTCTCCGTAAGGCGACCAAGTAGGAAATGGTCTTCCTTGATTTATATTCGGTAAACTCTGATAACCTGTAAATTGTCCACCTTTTCCACCTTCAATTGTGGAAGAAGTGTTAGGTTTTTTAGGAAATCTCATTCCTATCTCTGCTCCTGCAGTTAAAAGTGTAGTTCCTGCTTTAAATAATCCTTGCTGTCTATAAACTTTGCCATAATATCTATACATCTGGGCTTGATTTTCTTGTTGCCACATTCCTACTTGAGTATTGTAATCATTAACCACTTTATCCCATAAAGCATCTTCCGCAGACCTCATCATAACTTCAAATGGAGTTCCTGCATAAGAAACCCCTGCCTTTGCATACAATACCCTTTGTCTTGCCTCTATCACCTCTTTCTGTGCTTCTATTTGTCTTTCTCTTTCCTCACCTTTTCGCCTTATAACTTCCGCCTGCATTTCTGCAAGTCGGGCATTATATTCCATCGCTTCCTGTTGGGCTTTGGCTTCCTGTATTGCTCCAACAGATTGCATAATTGCAGAAGTAAATAATAAAACTGCAGGTAAATAACTCATCTATTCCTCCGCTATTTCTACTTTTGAAATTACTGCTAAAACATTTAAAGGAAGCGGGTCTTCTTGTGTAATATAAACTTGCGCTTTTTTATCATAACCTACAGGAAAAGTTATCCTTTTATCTGCTGTTACTAAAAGAGGCGGAAAATCCATTGGCATACTACTATCCCTAAAATAAACTATATCCCGCCTTCCTGTCTTATATTCCCCTTCTAAAAACTCAATTAAATCTTCTATTTCATATTCATCTTCAAAAGTTATCTCATCTAAAGTTCCCGGTCTTCCAATTTTACAATTTAAACTTCTATAAAGTCTGACGGTAACCTCATAAATTCTTTTAATTGATGCCTGCGTTGTGCCAAAAGGAAAATTTACTTCAATCGGCAAAGTAAAAATTGCGGTTGTATAAGGAAGTCCAACTTGGACCACAGAATAATTATCATTAAGAGTAATACTTCCATTTGAAACTACTCTTTTAGGATGAACCGCTCCATCTGCCAAAATTGCTACCTCTTTTCCCTCTAAATGGTCTAATCCCGATAATTCATCAACAGGCGTCCCATCATAAGTTAAACCACAATCTACATAAAAACAATCTTCCTGTGCATCTGGCATATTAAAAGGCATAAAGTATTCTACATATTGATAAGTTGAGCCATTGATTTCTCTTTCAACAATAACCCAGACTTGGTCTTCTTCTCCATTAGGGATAGTAGCAATAGATTTAAATTTTCCGTCGGTAATAATCTTATACCAAGCCCCAACCGCTTGGTCTAATTGTAAAGTTATAGCCACAATATAACCATCATTTCTAACAAACCATAAGATATTTTCTAGACTTTCCTGATAATCCCAATCCCATATCCCGCTTTCGGTAATATGTTCGGATAATAAAGTTAAATCCTGTGAACGATAACTATCAGAGGTAAAATCATAGAAAAATTGTCTTATAGTGCGATTATTTTTTTGAATGTAAAAAAGATAATTTCCTATTTGCTTCGGTGGTAAAACGGATGAGCCATAACTACTTTGTCTTTTTATTCTTATACTCGTGGGCGTAATTCCTAAATTGCTATCTCCCTCTGCAGTAAAAGTTCCATCACTTGTTCCAATACTTAATAAACGGGAAGCAATAATCCAGTTAATAGCATTTACCTGATTATCTGCAATTGTATAACAAACTGCATCATCATCTTTATCTCCCAACTCCATATTATAAAAATCATTTGTTTTAGAACCCCAAATTGTCTGCGGTTGGTCATAAGTAGAAGCCCAATAAAGTCTTTCTTCAAAAAAGGTTACACAGGCAGGATAACCCCGATAATCACTCCACGCTCCTTCATACCAATATTTTGTAGCAACAGGAGATGGCTCTAATTTTGCTCCATAAAGGATTTCTCCTGTAGCAACAGTGCCACTTGTAATTCCTGTAATTTTTACATAAATATCCTGTGGAGACCATTTGCCTGCATCTAAATCTCTTTCAAAATCGCTTCCTGAAGTATGGGCAGAAATACAATGATAAATTTCTTCTTCATAGGTTACATAATCACCCACAGCATAAGAATGTCCTGCCTGCCACGCAGAAGCATTAACGGATTTAGCGGAGCAGATTTCCCAGATAGAACCAATATGGTCTGTATCAAAAATAGACGAAGAGGCAGTTAAGGTTATAGAATTTCCCGTACCTGCAGTTGGAGTTATAGTTGTATCTGATGTATTTATATCCATTAAAGCAGGTCTTGCGTTATCATCAGAATAATCTATTATTTCTAAAGCCCAAGAAGTATGAGAGTATCTCAATAATTTTCTCGGAGCATAATTTCTATGGGCAATAAATAAAGTATCTGCAGATTGCACAAAACTTAAATCAAAAATATCTGCTTCATCATAAGGGGTAGCAATTTCCACAGGACTTCCACTAACTTCAATCCTTCCCCCATCTTTATAAAACCGCATATATTGATGTCCAACCTCAATAATGTATGCTTGCTCGGTTGAGTATTTAAAAGATATAAGTCTTGTTTTTTTGTCAGAATATTTTGTTGATGCTACAAAATAAGTTCCCGGTCTCCTAAACGCTCCACCCGTTGCTTTCACAAAAACATTTTCTAAAATCTCTGCTCCATTATAATATTTACTAAAATCTACCCTTCCCAACATTAAGGGCGATATTTCACCAGAAGTAAAATTAGTCTGTAAAAAATTTATTCTTGCCATATTAAAGTCTTCCTTCTATGAGATAATCATTACCAATAATTTTTGTATCCGAACTTTCTTGGGCATCAACCGCCATCGCAATTCTTAATTGCTCGTTATATAAATTAGTTAAAGTGCTTAAAAGATTGCCGTTATTTGTAATTGAAAAAGCAACTAAAGAAGCAAGATGTATAGCAAAGAGTTTGGCAAAAGATGGCGAATAAGTTGTAGGGTCATCATTTGAGAAGATATATTTAAGATAAACCTCGCTTTCATCAGTCAATAAAACTCCGCCTTCAATTCTAAAGTTTTCTTCTTCTAAAACATCGTCTTCACTCTCGCCTGTATAGACGGTAACCTTTCTTAAATAATCCGTTGGCAAAGCGTATTGATAAGTATATCCGTGTTCAGGTGTTTCGGCTAATTGTGCAAGTTTTACTCGCTTTAAAGCAAAATTCCAAGGGTGCAAAGATAAAACTTCATCCCTTGCAATATCATAAACCGCCTTTATCTCTCTTGCATTTTTACTATCATCATCAAGAGAAATAATCCTATCCGCTCCTAATAAAGTTAAAGCCATATTAGCAATAGAGACTTTACTTAATGCCATTTTTGCCTCCGTCAATTAATACTTTAAATCTCCTACTTGCCTGATTTAATTGAATTACAGGTTCGCCTGCCCTTTTCATAATGTCAAAAATCTGGCAATAACTATCAGGCAAAATATAAATTTTAAATTCTGGGTGTTCATTTAAAACCCGCTCTAATGAAATATCATCATAAGGAATAGAAAAATCTAAATCTTTCTCTTCCCATAAATCCAAAATTTTAAAAGTTGTTTCTTTATAAGGACAATAAATAACAGAACTAATATAAGTGTTTAGACTATGTGCCAAATATTTATTTTTGAAATCTACTTTACCAATCCCTAAATCATATCCCTGCTCAATCTTATAAAAAATTTCAGGATATTTTTTAATCACGCAATCACTATCTAAATAAACAATTGATTGTTTAAAAGTATTTAAGGCGGACTTAATGATTTTAATTTTTTGATGACAATTAGCCCGCCAAGAACCAAGATTTTCTACAGGATAAAAATAATATGGCAAATTAAAACTTTTTAATGAAGCCTCTAAAATTTTAATTTCTTCTTCATACGAAGTATTTATAGTAAAAAAACTTATGTATTTAACCATATCTGGTCTGGTTCGCCTAATAATCGCTTGGTAAATCCAGAAAAAGATTTAACTTTATTTCCAAAAGTTCCTTTATTAAATTCATTTTCCCAACTTAAAAGGACTGCTTTATCAAATCCGCTTTCACATAAACGATAATCATAAAATCTACCTTGTTTATCTAAAGGCATACCGCAAAGAATAATTTTTTTATAACCTAATTCCAAAGCAACTTTTGTTGCAAAAAGTCCACTCGTCCCTGCACCAACCTCAATTTTATCCCACACCATATCTACGCCCTCATCCCAATGATTACAATGCGTTGTTGTCCGTTGGGCATACATATTCTTAAATCCTCTAAAGAATTCTGAATGTAAAGAAGCCCAATGTCTTACAAAAATCTGATTTGTCCTTATAAGCCACTCTAACCCAAAGAAACTAAAATTTACACACATTAAATCAGCATCAGGCATTAAATCCCTTGCTAAATCAAACTCAAGCCATAAATCTTTACCACTTCCAAGAATAATTAGTCTCATAGTTAAAAAAAGGGGCAGGTTGCCCTGCCCCAATTTTTTGCCTTATTCCTGCGACCAAAGAACTACCAATTTGATAGTTCCTGTTGCAGCAGCACCGCCAGTGGTTATGATTATCTGTTCAGTGGACGAGGTAATCTCATAACCAATAGCATCAATTAGAATGTTATCTCTTGTTCCAGCGGATGCCGCAGAAGCCGCAGTAAAGTATCTGTCATTATCAGAAGCATCTCCAACTTTAAGGGTTACTCCACTACCAAGAGCGTCATAGGAAAGAACCATCCCTATAACTTTTGCTCCCGCAGATAACGGAGGACACATATAAATTTCCGAACCCGCAGCCAAAGAAGCTGCTTCATAAGTATCAACAGATACTCTTAACCTACCTCCCACCAAACCGGGATTGATAATGTTGGAAGGAGAAGGACTTAAGGCTTTAGTGGCATTTTCACCATAAACTGCCATATTAACCTCCTATTCTTGATTTAATTTTTATTAACTTTCAACGCAAGCAATTTCCACTACTTTTTCCTCTTCCATTCTGGTAGCGCCACAAGATATAGACGCATATATCTGCCAAGCATAATGCTTTTGAGGTATCTGGTCTATCTTGGCTACCATATCTCCTGCTTGAGCCAAAAGTGCGCCACTCTTTGCAAAAGCATATACTAATCTATTGTTTGAAGCATCTACAGAAAGTCTCTCGCTACGGATGAATTTGAAACCCAAAAAAGTATCAATCTGTCCAGCCACAAGCGCTTTTACGACGTTATAATCGTTAGAGGTTACTTGGGTTGTATTTAATAGATTAGTAATTTGCTTTGCAGAGCATACGATAAATCTTGGCTCATCAGGGTCAACATCTGCGCTATCAAGGATTTCTTTAGCAGAAAGAAGTTTTTCTAAAGTTAATCCTGCAGATGAAGCGGTAATTTTCTGCGTTGATGGAAGAGAAACTGGAGTTGTTCCTTCTTTCCCGGTATATGCAGTTCCGCCCAATGCAGAGATGATTAAATCATCAATCTTTCTTCCTAATGCCCACTGGAAGGACTGCATAATAGTAGAGGTCGGGTCAAGAAGCATTTTTAGTTTATCTTCCTTGTCAATCAAATCAGCAACATAAACATCAATAGGAGCAACCTTTCTCCTATTGAAGTTGTCAGTAATGTATTCAACATCGGCGTTGCGAGATACTTTTGTCTTTGCCGATACTGAACCATACTGGTCATAGAATTTGGCTTCACCCTGTAAATCGTTCTCAAAAAGGACTGCATCTCTTAAGCGAGAACCTTTTTGTTGAACGAGGGTATATAGGGTTGTTCCAAATTGCTTAACGAACGCAGTAGAAATATCAGCCATTTTTAACCCTCCATTAAACTGGTTTTTTATTTCAGATTATCCTCGTAATAGAGGGTCTTACGCAGTTTGTTTATTTTGAGACCCATTACTGGGTTGTCTCATATTCCTAAACTCCAACAAAAAGCGGGATTAACTCTTGTCGCTTTTTGCCTTTATTTAGGATGATTACTTTTTACGCAATTTTCTTAAAGTTAAGGCTAATCTTGCCCTTCTTCCAATCAAGCCGCCTTTCTTGGCTAATCTCTGAAGTAAACTTACAGGAATTTCTTTATCTTCAGGAATGCCAAGTTGACGATGCAATGCTCCCTTCTTTATATCTGCCTTTTGTATCCATTTCTCTGCCATTTTTACTTACCTCCCATAACCATTTGATGTAATTCAAACATTCTTTTTATTGCTAATTCGTGTTCTGGATGACTTTTATCAAAGTAAGGATGATTTTTATCACCCAAAATCTTTCTAATTTCTGCCTCCGCTTCTTCTGGTGTTAAAGTAAATGTAGATTTGCCTTTAATCAGATTCCCCTCTGACATTGCCTCGCCTATTTTTGCAAACATCTTAATAATCGCCGGGTCATTTCCAGCCCCACTATCAAGCAATTGTTTAACCTCATCATCCCCAAATTGCTGTAAAACTTTTTTCGCAAGATTAAGTTTTGTTTCATAAGCAGAACCCCACTCTTGACGGAGTTTAGTTTCTGCTTCTTCCATCTCTTCTTGATAAAGATTACTTAAATCTGTTAATCCTCTTGTTTCTAAATCTGCCCACCATTCAAGTAAGGATTTCACCTGATTATTGTTTAGCCCAATTTTATGTGCAGTTTGTTTAAACTCTTTTAGCAAATTCTCATCAATTCCCGGATGGTCTTCAGGAAGTTTTAACTCTGGCAATTCGTATTTATCTGGACTTTCAGGTCTTCCTAAAGCATTCCAAACAAACTCCCATTCCTCTGGCTTTGCGTCTTTTCCCGGTAAAGGAATTTTCTTTTTGCCTATAAAACTACTTAACTCTAAATAACTCTTTGCCAACCCATTTAAATCTTTGAATTTTTTGATAGAAGGATGATTTTTGTAATCATCTTCCAACAAATTTACCCAATTTATGTCGGTTGGCTGTGTTTCTTTTTCTTCCGCCTTTCCTTCCTCATTTGCCTCTTGCGTTGTTTCTGGCTCAAGATTTTCTTGTGTCATTACAAGGTCTTGATTATCCATTCTTTCCTCCTTTTTTAACCTTGTATGGTAAATTGCGAGGTGTCCCGTATTTTTTTGCCCATCTCCTCGCTATGGCGGGCAAATACTTCCACATAAACCTTCTTTGCGCCTCAGATTTAAAGGGAGACATTTTCCCGCTCCTTTTCTATCTCCTCAAAATCCATTTCAATCATTGTCTTAATATGCAAATAAACTGAACGCACACCTAAATTCCAAGCCATTCTATAAGGGTCATTCGCAAATAAATCTCCGTCATAACCGCAAACTTTTTTTAAATGTTCTAAAATTTTTTTCCCTCTTTCACTTAAAAAAACTTCTCTAAAATCATTTTGTAATGCTTTTAATTCCTGTATTTGCTTCTTTTGATTAGTAAGAAGCAGGTTGTCCTGATACTCTGGCATTTTTCTCCGCCTCCCCTACTGCTTTGGCTATTTGTGCTATTTGTGTTCCTGCCTGTAATCCCTGCTGTAATTGTTCCATCTGCGCTCTTTGTTGTTTTATTTGTTCTACTTCCTCATCACTTCTTAAAATTGCAGGTGGGACTTTGTAAATATCCGCTACATCTTGGAGTAATTTGTCAAAATTCAATCTATCTAAAATATCTCCCTTCATCTGCGCCAAACTTGCAAAAATCTGCATAAATTGAGTAATTGATTGTATTTCTTGCAATTTCTGCGCTCTGGCTAATGGGGAGATATATTCAATTGTGTATTCTTTGCCTTCTAAAATCGGTGGTATGGGCGGTAAATATCCATTTCTTCCTAAAATTGCAAAAGTTCTTTGAATAATCGGATTAAGCAATTCTGACATCAATCTCCCTAATACAGGCGCTAAAATAAGCATTTTTTCTTCAACTCGCTGTATAACCTCTGTTGCAGTCATTTTCGGAGGCTGGCTTGTTAAAAGTAAAAATAAATCTACGAAAAATGCTTTTTGAATTTGTTCCCTGTATTTCTCCGCAATTGCATCTCCAATCGGTAAATTCGCTCCAATTGCTAAAGGCTCAATCCTATCATCTGGACTTTTGGTCAATCTAAAATTTAAAGAACCAGGTCTAACATCTATAGGCAATAAAAATCCATCTCTGGGTAAAACAAGAGGTGGGTCAATAATTTTTTGAGAAGCCCGCAGGATTAAATAAGCAATCTGATTAACGGTCTTTATGTCAGAAAAACAAACAAATGCAGGCGAAGTTCCCCAAATATCATTACTTTCTTTGTAAAATCTGGGGATAAAGAAAGGAAATTCCCTGTATCCACTTTCCGCAATCAATCTTTTTTTAGAATACTCAATATAATAAGAAGCATAGGGCATATTAAATTTGTCTTGTTTACCGCTCTGATAAAACTCTCTTGGTAAAACAGCGTGCAAAAAGTAAATCGGCTTTTCAAACTCCTTACTTTCTATTGCCTTTTGAACTTCTTCCCCTGCATCTTTTTTCCAAATCGCATATGCTTGCCTTGCAGTTAACTTAAAATAACGGATAACTACATCAACCCGTTCTTGCTCATTTTCAGAGATAAAAATTTCTGATATTGGTCTGCAGTAAAATCTGGTAATTGTTTTTGGGTCTTCTTCCTCATACAAGCAGGCAGTTCCAAAAACATTTAAATCAATATAAGTTTCGTGTATCTGCTGTGCAAAATTACTTGAGTTTAAGGCATCATAAATTCTATCCTCGCAAGATTTAAGCCAAACCTTAACCGTGTGGTCATTCATCAAATCTTCTTCTTGTGTCCGTAAAGCAAACCATTTTGAAGAAGGATTAGTTAAATAACTATGTAATCCTGCGGAGAGAATAAGGGCGGACATAATGGAGGTGCTATCATAAATATCATACTCCGCCTTTCTTACTTGTCCTTCTGCCTGTTTTGTAATAAACGCCTTTCTGGGTAAGCAATACTTGGCTATTTCCTGCCAAGTGCTTTCCAAATTGGCTCGTTCTGATTTTAAAGTTTCGTATTGTTTTATAATCTTATTAACAATCAAATCTTCCATCACAACTCCTTGATATAATGGACTTCTAAAAACTTATAACCAAGATGTTCATAGAGATACATAAAAGTAATTGGGCGTCTATTTCCTAAAAATCCCAAAATAAACAATTTACAGCCCCACTCTTCCTTTGCCTTTTTCTCCATTGCTTTCAATAACTCTAAAGCAGTACCATTTTTGCGGTATTCAGGAGCAACCAGCCATAAATACTCCTGAAAAATTTTTTCATTACTTATCGGAGCATTTAAAATTCTGCCCGTGATAAAACCGATAATTCTGTTGTCTTTCTCCGCAATGAGCGTTGTATCTAAAAAGGTTTCTGCAACTTGTCTTGCGTAATTTTCGTCTGTAATAATTCTGTGATATTCGTTAAACTGGTCCTTCTCAAATTGCTTAATTAACTCAATCCCTTCTGGAATATCTTTTTTTTCTGCCTTTCTAATAATAAAGTCTGGCATATTTAGCCCTATTCCCCTAAAAGCGTCTTTCTAGCCACCGGTGCAGTCCCTAAATCTTCTTGTGAAGTTAAAAATGTTGACTGCCTGCCCACTAAACCTGCCCTGCGTGCTCGTTTTTTTTGCTCTTCAAGTGATTGTTTTTTTACCTCTGGTGCTTTTTCTGTTGGCGGAGGCGGTAGATAAATGGGTTGGGGTTTTTCTGGTTTTTCAAATAAACTCGCTATAAAAGGCATATTTTCCCTCCTATGTTAAAATTGCTTGTCTTGGTAAATCCCTTAAATCCGTAATAGATGGTGTGTATAAAAAAGTTCCCATCTGCCAAACTGCTAAAGCCAAAGCAATCACGCAATCATCATTCAATCCTTCTGGTGCGCTATATTTCACTCCTTGCGAGGATAAATCGTATTCAAAACTTTCTAACTCGCTAATCAAAACATCAATTTTTGGAAAAGTAATAAGCCGTTGTTCTATGGCAATAATCAGTTTTTCAATTAATTCCTGTTTAGAAATATTTGTAAATTTATATCCCGAAACATTTATTCTTGCCCGCTGTAAATCTTCCAAAATCGGGTCTCCTAATCCTGTGGCGTCTATTAAAACTTCGGCGTTGTTATACTTTCTTGCCATCAGGATGATTTTTTCTTTCTGTAAATTCCAAGATATTTCATTCAGCCGTTCAAAAGCAACCAAGTGTCTGGTCTCTCTGCAAATGCAGGCAAGTACGCTAAAATCTTGCGTCTTTGCCAAATCAACTCCGATAACATAACTATAACCAACTCTTGGTTCCTCTAATTCTCCGGCGACACACTTGGAAATCCCTCTAAAAACTGATGCTTGGTCTTCCAAAAACTCACATTCAAATTCCTGCCGATATACATTTTCAGGCAGTTTTTCTTTTCGCAATCTTTCTAATTCTTCATCAGGAATAAGTTTTGAAACCGAAACAGGCAAACAATCATAGAACCATTCGGGATTTTGCAAAGCCATCTGGGTATATCTAAAAGCGTGATTTCTTCCTTTTGGAGTAAAAGCAAATATGGTAAATCTTTCTTTATTCTGGGCTATAACGGGTCTTAAAATTTCTTCCCAAATCTCTGGCTTCATAAGAGCCCACTCATCAATTCCTACGCCTGCAAAATCAATTCCCCTTAAACTATCTGGCTGGTCTGCGCCTTTAATTGTCAAAACTGACCCGTTTTTAAACTCAACAAACAATTCGCTTTCGTTTTTCTTAATCACTAACTCTTCTGGTAGATATTTAGAAAGCATATTCGGGTCTCGCCAAATGATTGCCTTTGCCTGCCTGTAAGTCGGAGCAATATACCCTACAACCGATTTTGCTTTCTTGATTGCTTCACGGATAAGGATATTCAAAATCAAAGTAGTTTTTCTTGCCCGCCTATGCCAGTTTAAAAGTAAAAACCTTATCCCGCTATCAAACTTCTGAAGAATTCTCAATTGCCACGCGTGAGGTTGAAACTGCGCTTTCGGAACTTGGATTATTCGCTCCATAATTTATGATTTGAATTTTTGTTTCTGCTAATTTTCCGTCGTGCTTGAAATCATAAGCATCACGCCAACCGGCAATATTTTTCAAAGTAAATATTTTCACTGCCGGAGGAACATTTTTTGCTGTCAACCATTTATAAATGCAAATATCTTCAAATCTTTTTATGGCTTCCGCAAACCAAGGATATTGATTAACCCATTCACTTATCCTTTGGGCAGAAAACTTATTTTTGCTGGCAAAATCTTCCTTCAAGGGTAGAGTAGTTTCTCGTGCATATTGCAACGCCTTCACTGCCAATCTCTTCAGCCATCTTTCAGTATACTTTTTAGGTCTTGCCATAATTTTTATCCTCGTTTATATCTAAAACCAAAGGCTTATATAAAAACTCTTTTAATTGATTTATATCTAAAAGATTGTTATCTAAATTAACATCTATAACCAATCGGATGCTTTTATCTAAACTCACCAAAGATTTTAAAGTTATAGATTTTAATTCTGCTTGTTTTATTTGCATAAAATTAAAAAGTGAGAAAAGGCGGTTTTTGTTTTCTATCCAGTTAACTCCGCCAAAGACTGGACTAATCCCATCCCATATTTGCGTCTATAAAGTCTTTGTCTTGACCTCCTGCCCATTCATAAGTTGCGTCTTCGCCCCTGTCATTATATAGCCCTATATAATCGTTTTGCGGAGTAGTAAATTCCCGTAGATATTTTTCTAATTCTGGACAGATTTTCTTGCAATTTTTTCTTGTTTTACAAGTCTTACAATACATTTTACCTCCTATATAGGGTAAATTTGCCCTACTTTTGGTGTCCATATTCTTCATAACCCTTTCTAATTGCGTTAGTTATAGTTTTTCGGCTTGCCATACCTAATGCTTCTATGTCCCGGTAAGTAAAGCCAGCAAGCCATAAAACAAAAATTGCTCTCTGTTTTAAGGGTAAGCGGTTAAAAGGTTTATTGCCGACAAGATATTTTGGCCGGCTAAAAGAAAAGGCGCTCATTGGGTCTCCTTTCGTTAACCCGCTGAACGCCTCTGGTGGAGTTTTTTACTCGCCTTCGGTGGTTCTTGGGTAGGTTATACTATATCACTTGGAATTTTATAAATTGTTATAACTCCGTCTTTTTCTTGTAGTTCTACTTCTTGGTGGGGGATTTTCACTATCTCCCCACCTCTTATCACAACTTTTATTTCAGCATTTTCCAGCCGTTTTAGGGCCTTTTTAATTTCTTCTTCAGGCATTTATCGCAAGTTTGAATAAGAGTTTTTAATTTCTGATTTATCATATATGCCTTCTTTTCTTGTTTTCTTTAATAAACTTTTTTGCTAATCTGATAATCTCCACAATTTCATCGCCACTAATCGGCACCATAAAATCTTTTTGTAATTCTATATACTCTTTTTTCATCGCTTTTGTTATAGGGGGGTCTTTACCTGCTTTGATTTGTTCAGGTAAATCTTCTGACCAAACCGAAGGACATTTATCTAAAACTCTTGCAATCATACCTTTGGGTATAAAAAATGGCATTTCTCCTTGAATATAGTGGATAATCCCTGCGTGAAGAAAACCATCATATTTGCTTCTAATTTTTTGACATCGTGCTAATAAACTTTCTTTTTTCTTAGCGGAATAATCTCCTACGATTATTTTAATCATCTTTTCTCTTTTTCTTCAGGCATTTATTATTTTATTTTCATTTTTCATTTATGTCTCCTCATTTCATCACTTCTTTTAAATATTCCAGAATATAAAGATTAGGAGCAGATAAAACCCTTAATAGATTATAAATAGAAATAAGTAAAAAAAGATTTGAAAAAATTACCCCTAATATACTTCCAATAAATAATATTCCCCATCCCTCCTCACCACTTTCATTAAGTTTTTTAAATCCTAATCGCATTAAACGATAACTAATGTATAACATTATTGAAAATATAACTATTTGAAAGATATTTCCCCATATCCCCCACTTCACAATCTGCTGGCATAAAATAGGAAATTGCGTGGTAATTAGTTCTTTGCCCTCCACTATCCCCTGTTTTAATATTACTAACAATTCTGCTACTTCTTGTTTAATATCCATTTTACACCTCCTCTATAAGTTTTTTGATTTCATTAAGACAATTATTCCAACCTCTCCTTTCATCCTTGTTAATATAAATATAACTAACCATATCTCCATCTTTAGGCGGAGGACGATAAATAGGGTAAATTGTTTCATCTGGTATTTCTTTTTCTTTCGGCAACTTCTCCAGCAATTCCTTCTTCCATTCTTCTTTTCTGGCGGAGATTTCGGCTTCAATTTCGGCTTCGGCTTTATCTATGTCAAAATCTACCTTAGCATCTTCAGGCGGTATTAATCTACATTTATGATTTTGTTCTAATATTTCTCTTATTTTACTCATTGTTCACCTCTTTCTCTTACCACTTTTTTACATATTGTATTTTGTTAACTCTCAATCCCGACTTTATAGTTAATTCTAATGCGTTAAGTAAAGTTTGTGCTATTGCTTTTCTACATTTAGAATTTGTAGAATTTTCTTCTTTAAAATCGCACTCACCGTATTCAGCATACAACTTTCCGTCAATAACTGCAAATATGCCTAAAATGTCTATGCCATCTCTAACTTTTAGATTAATGTCTCGCATTTTTTACTCACCTGTCTTTTTTTTCTCTTTAACAACTCCTTCTTCCACACTTGTTTTCTTCTGGCAAATTCACTCTCAATATACAAAATTAAATCTTGCTTCCTACCTTTTTTAATTTCGGTTTATTATAGTCAGCATCATTGCTTTCCCAATTATCATTGTTATTAAATTCTTCTTTAAGATGGTCAATAAAATCTTTCTGATATCCCTCCCATAAAGTTTTAGATTGTTCTGGAATACTATCTTCTGTAAATTCCGCAACAAAAATTCCATTATTTTCCGTCCAATAACTATCAGCAGAGAAAAACTTAATATATTTTTTCCCGTTTTCATCAATTAAAAATTGATAAACATCCCATCTATATTCTTTTTCTTTCAATAAAATTAAATTTTTTTTACTTTCATTCATAATTTCATATTATTTATTTTCTAACGACCTCTCACCTTCCTTTTTGTATCATTAGTCATAATATCATTATTCTCGGTTTTTTCTTTGGGCGGTAGTGCCAAATTTCTTTCTGAATAACCGAAGGTAGTTTAAAATTTTTTAATTCTTCAATAACCCCTTTGCTTACATATTTCCCAAGTTTAACCTGAATAAATCTAATTAAGGGCAACTCTTCTTCTTCTTCCCACAAAACTGCAATCACATCAAAAGGAGTATGGCTTCCGCTCATCCTAAAAGTATGATACCCTATTTTTTGAAGAGTTTTCATAGTTTGATATTCCTTTGCTCTGCCTCGTTCGTAGTTAGTCATTTTTGTTTTTTGTCTCCCTTCCTATCCCTGCCAAAATCTCTTTTATTGAGTTTGCTACGCCTTCTTTCTTCCATTGATTATGCTCCATATCAAGATAAGCCCGATGTAAAGAGGTTTTTAAATAGGGATATAACCCAGATTTAATTTCACCCTTTTGTTCTAATATTAACCCTTGCCTACAAATACCTATCAAAATTTCCTTTGGGGGATAAATACGATGTTCGTTTTTAAATTCCTCAAGTAAAGCATAGATATTTACCCCCCGGCTATATACTTGTTGCAAAACTTCTTTTTCTATGTGTGTAAGAGAAGATTTAGAGTTTTCCACAGATTTATTAACAGAACCCGTAGGGTTATTTATAACTATATCTTCTTCTTTATCTTTATCTTTATCTTTATCTTTATCTGGGCAATCCAAAGGATTTCCTTGGGATTTCCTTCGGAATTCCTTCTTTATAAGGTAGTTTGTCTTTTCCTCAAATCCTTCAAAGTAATAGAAGTGTTTGTTTTCCTTAAATTTAGGAAAATTGGCTTTGATTTCTTCTATTGTCTTTTTTATAGTTTCTAAATCTTGGTCGGTTTTAAATCCCTTCTTGATTGCCTCTAAATTTTTAGGTATTTTATTGTAGGTTTCAGCTGCAAAAAGCAAAAATTTTATGTAGTTTAGTTGTGCTTGGTCGCTCATCATATACCATCTGGGGTCATTAAATAGGCGTTTTTCAAGTTTAATAAACACAATGTTAGTGTATGGCATACCTTCTCCTTTACCACAAACTGACCTGTATCTCTTTCGGCTTCCACTCAAAATAGCACAAAACATAAGAGCCTCTACCGAACTTATCTTTAAACTCAAGTTCAAATAGAGGCTCTTCTTCAATTTGCATAGTTTGGTCTTGATACTTTACCCAATTTCCTTTTTTCGCCTTTTTCTGTGGGATAGCTACAAAAACTCTGCCGATATATTCCTTGCCTAACTTCCAGCCGTCAATAAGGGTTTTTGCTTTGTATATCATTTGTATATCATAGGGCGGGTTCTTCTTCTTTAATTGGTTTTACTATTATTGTGTCCATTATTTTTCCACCAACCATTACTTTTGTTTTCTCTAATATTGCAGATTTACCTATCCAGTTAGTGGTATCATTGCCAAAAGCAGATATTAAATTACTGCGATTAGTGGCGTTTAACCGCATATCTTTTTCAAGTTCAAATATAGTAATCTTTATAACAAAATCCTTGCGGGGAGTTCCGTCTGGATAGGTATATTTTTTGTTTTCTACCCATTCGCCTTCATTTAGAAAGGTTATTATTTCTCCGCCCTTAACATCACTCACCCTTAAAAAATTACGCTTTCCGGTTAGTATCATATTTTTCTCCTTTCTTTCTAACCACTCTTCTTCGGTGGTATTTGGTTTATTAAATTCCTGCTTTGCTTGATAAGGATTGTATATTGAGTTTTCTATACCACAAAAAGAGCAGTTTACATCCCTGTATTGCTCGCCGTCATACTCAAACTCTTTTCCACAAAACCAGCAAATTGTCTTATTCATAAAGCAATCTCTAGCGGATAATCCTTCTGTTGTGGTTTAGTATCCTTGTTTTCTTTTTCCCAGATTTTCTTTGCTGCTAAAAATAACTCAAACTGGTCTTCTACTTCGGTGAATTTATATTTATCTTTGTTGCGTTGATAACCTAATTGCAAAATTGCTAATTTGGCATTTACTTTGGAGGCGTATTTATAGGCGGATAACTGAATTTCATAACTTGGCCAGATATGTTGACCAGTTTTAATATCAATAATGTAAGTATCCTCTCCTATTTTACAGAGCAAATCAATCGTACCAGCATAGTCATACTCATCGTTCCATACTACAAACTCACGATTGATTATCTCTGGCTTGGTCTTTTTATACCAATCCGCAAAAGACATCAAACATTCCCATTCTTCAAGCGTTAATTCTTCTTCTTGTTCAGTAGAGTTATTGATAAACTTATCTGATATTTTGATTATCTCTCCATCAATTAACTTTAATATTGCCTGATGCACTTTACTTCCTTTGTCGGCGGCGGCTTGTTTTAGTGCCTCTGCCTCATCCCAACCTTGATTAGCCAGCCATTTGTAAAAACCAATTCCTTTTGGGTAATAATCAGCAATCCAAGTTACAGACGGGACATACTCATATATAGGCAGTCCTGCTTTATCTGTGGTCTGTCTGGCATACCAGCGTTCTGTTAAGGTGGTGATTTGTAATATTCCATTTTTAACTTCTCGGATTTCTTTCTTCATCTTTACCTTCCCTCCTTCTTTTTTCTCTGATAATCAATCTCTTCCCTCCATCAGAGAATTTTTCTTCTTTGCAGAAACAATCCAGACTTTCTGCCAATTCTCTGATTTTCCTTGCTTTCTCATCCCAATCCATACCTACCACCTCCTTTTATTTTGTTAATTCTACTAAACTCGCGTCCAACCTTACTCTATGTCCATTAAATTGATTGCAACATCGCAAGACTTTCGCCCTAACATAATTCTCAAGGGCAAAGAGAAAATCTTCTCTTACTTGTTTTCCTTGTTCCTTACAAAGTCGTCTTATCCCAGAAGCCCTTATTAGAGAATATTTAGGCATAGTCTCACCTCCTTTCCTTGTAAAAATTATGGTCTTTATATTGATAAACTAAAATCATATTTTTAAGCCAATAAGGTTTTCCAAATGCTTTAATATTTTCCCAATGTGTTCCTGAATGAATGCGATTATATTTACTTTCTTCCCACGCCTTTTCTGCCATTAACCATACCCATTTTGGTTCTTTATCAATATGTTTTGCCTTTATTCCATAAACACCTTGTAATGTATTTCTATTACGGATTGCTACCGCTACTGCCAGCATTCCTTGATAACCTTGATTACTGGCTTCCCCGATGATTGCCCTAATTGCTAATTTATCATTGATTTCTTCTGCTTTTGCAAAGATAACTACAAATAATAGAAACATTAAGATAACTATTGGGATAAACCATTTTGGGTTAGGTAATTTAGAATTTAAGTGCCAATACATTTATTCACCTATTTTAAAATTCTTACTATCCAAGAAATTAACAATAATAAAAAACCCACAATCAGACAAGTTGTTACTATCACCGCATCTCTAAAATCGTTCTCATTACAAAACAAATGTTTATCTTCCCAGCCACAGCCCATATCTACCTCCTTTCTTAAAACTACATAATTGTTTAAATTTATTTCTTCGTTCATAAACTTTTAATATCCCGCCAGCAAGTAGAATAACAAGTTTCAAAATCCCATTTTCCTGCACTCATTCCCAAATTTTCTATCATTATTGCGTGTACGTGTCTGTCTAAAAAATCCTCACAATGTAAACAATGTTCTTTTATCCATTTTTCTTTTTTGCGATAAGGTATAGTGATTTTTTGACCCATAAGGTAACCCTCCTTATAAAAAAAATGGGCAACCTTTGGGTTATCTCACCGATAGCGTCACCGCTATCAGAAGGTTGCCCTAGCACCTCGTCCAACACTAACCCTGTGTTTTTTATCATTTGTTTAATTAAGGTTTAAGGGGATGGATAAAAAGAAATGAATTGTTAATTTAACTATAAAATACCGACGGGATTAAGAAGACTTTGATATATTATACGAAGTTTAACAGATTTCTTTTTATCCATCTTGGCTCTAATTATACCAAAAAATTAAATTTTGTCAAGAAGTTTTTTAAATTTTTTGTTTAGTAATTTTGGGAATATTATTGCCTTTGAAAGGAGCTGATAAAATGCGGTCAATTTCCTGTTTATATTCTTCATAAGTCCACATTTTATCTTTCCAGAAAATTTCTTTTCCGTAGAATTCTCGCGTATCTTCCTCACCATCAGAATAAAACAAAGTATTAAATTCCATTTGGGTCAATGAAAGAAGTTTGTCTATAATCGCATTAGAAATTTGACAGCGGTTTGAAAGAAGTTGAGAGATATAAGAACGAGTAAATGGCTGATGAGGCCTTAACTTTTTCGCAAGCCAAGTCTGATTTCTTTCAATTATATTCAGCCAATCTAAAAGTTTCTGGGTTCTTAATAAAATCATTGTTTAATCCCCATTAAACATTATAACATATTTTTAGGGGATTTTCAAGCCCCAGAAACCTTCATACCTTAACCACCAAGTTCCTGTCTCATCTTCATAAATTAAAAAGGGATATAAATGTTCTCCTAAAAAATTACAAATTACTTTTTTCATTCTTTATTTTTTCCTTTATTTTTTGATAACAATCATAACAAAATCTTCCTTCTTTTGTCTGGATATAGTATTTGGCTTCCTTATCACATAAATTACAAGTATTTTTTTGATTATGCATATAGACTACAAAGGATTTTTGAAGATATTTCATTCTTCATCCTCTATTTCATCAGAATTTAAAATTCGCAGTTCAATCCAAATATCTCTTAAAAGCATAACTTGGCAACGGATAAGGCATTCTAAATCCATCTTGCTTAAAAGTCCTTCTTGAGCAAGCCCGCAGATTTCTCCTCTTTTATATTGACAGCCTTCACATTTCATCTATTTGATTTCTCCGAATAGTTAAATTGCTTCATAAAAGAAAGGTTTTAAAGTTCGCCTAACCTTCCTTTTCCCCAACTTTTTCTTTTTGATAGTCCTTTTTGCCATTTTGTTCACCTCCATTATTGAGATGTTTTTCTAAAGCCCTTGCAATTGCTCTTGAGCAAGATAGGGCAATTTCTTTATCTCCTTTTGCAAATTTAGTTCTACAAGCAGGACAGAAGACTTTATTTAGTTGTCCAATAATAATATCAACCCTTACATTACATTCTAAAAGTAAGGTTATTAAGCGTTGTATTACCTCTAAATTTGCCCCACATCCACCGCCAGAATATTGAGCGGTAAGTCTAACGGGATACCCATCCTCATCATCCGCAATAAAAATCTTTATATTTCCACAGGAGACCTTTCCTTCATAATACGAACCCTTCGCCCCTTCTTTAACTTTTCTAATCGGAGTTATCGGATGCATTTTAGCCTCCTAAATACTTGTTTTATTCCTGCTACTATACTTTTCTATTACCGCATATACCTTACTTAAAGATACTACATCCTCTTTATTATGAAGCCAGATATAATTCAGTGCTTTTTGATTTCCTAATTTTGCTTGTTGCCAAATATCTGGATTTAAGGGATGTTGTTTTGCGGAGATATTTAAGAATTTACAAACATTTTCAAGTCTATAATAATCAAGTCGGAGTTTGTTTTTGCATAAATCATATACATCCGTTACAAAGATTTCCCGATATAAAGGAAAATCCGCCCCTGCCTTAATTGCCCTTGACCTTAAAAATGGTATATCGTGTCTTCTTTCTTTTCCCCAATAGACCGTCACCCTGTCAAATTGCTTTATATCCTTACAAAACTCATACATTAAATTTTTATCTAATATCTTCCAATTTAAAACTTCCTTCGGCGTTAAAACTCTACCTAAAAATTTACCGTCGGCGTAAATGCAGTAAGAAATAATATAATCATAATTCGCATTTAAACCGACGGTTTCTATATCCAGATGACCTACTCTTTCGGATAAGAAAGATTGATTATTCTTTAAAAACTCCTCTAAACATCTTGGATGTTCTAGTAATCTATGCCGATGTTTACATTTCTGATTAAAGAGCCAGATTATTTCGTCTTTCTTGAGACGATTAAGATTAAGCATTTTGGATTAATTTTTTAACTATTTCTACTAAATAATCTATTTTATTTATGCAATTCTTAAATATTTTTGGTGAAAAATGAAAAGCGGAATTATGCGAAAGTTGTTCATAGGATACAAATGTTTGCTTAATAGGATACAATTCGTTGTATAAAATTTTTTTGAGTTCTTCCTTAACCATTTCTAAAACAAACTCCCCATTGTAGCGTCTATCCTTCGTTTTGCTATTTCTACATAGTCAGGGTCTTTTTCTATTAAGATATAACTTCTTCCTGTTTTCTTACACGCCATACCTGTAGTTCCACTTCCAGCAAAGGGGTCTAAAACTACTCCACCTGTGGGAGTTTTGGTTAAGATACAAAGATATTCCATAAGTTTAAGGGGTTTGACGGTGGGATGATTATTTTTCACTTGATTGTTTCTTATATTCCCTGAACCAGTTAATAAAGTTTGGTCTTCAGTTCCTTTCATCCCACCACCTATTTTATCTGGCAAATCTTCACATCCCATATTCCTTTCACTTCTACTTGCCTTTGCTACATAAAAGAAACGAGAAGCACCAACTAAATCGTTATGTCCTCTCACTGTATTAGTTTCTTCAGTTGCTCTTTCCCATTCTATCCCCGCAGAATATCTTTTGCATTGAACCCCCCGTCTACTTCTAATACTTTTACTTATTCCACTCTGCTTATCTAACATATAACACGGACATTCGGGGTTGGTGTGTTTTCCTTCTATCACCTCATCACAAATACATTCCAGAATAACATTAGCGGGGAAGCGACCTTGAGGGGAAGCAGATGCTATATTGGTAGGTTTTTTATATCCAGCAATGCCTCCAACTTTTTTAGCAAATGAGGTATAAATGCTATCAAGATTTCTATTTGTCAATTTCAATGGCTCGCTATGTTCTATTCTTCCTTCATCTATATTCAATCCCGCCACTCCCCATTTCAAAGCATTATTGGCAAAAGTCCCATCAAGAGGTTTCATTGCCATTATAATTGGTTCCCAAGCAGGTTTAAGTGCTGTGCCCCAACCCTTCCACTTTCGTATTTCTTGTGCATCATATTGTTCGGAAATAGCATCAAGTTCTCTATTTTGTTGTTGCTCGGATTGTGGTCTATATGATGGACAACTTCTGT